CTGGCTTGCCTTGAATGATGTCGTACTCTTGCACGACAGAGGCGGGGTGCTTGTTTTCTGCTTGGGCTACAAGCATTACAGCCATGACTTGTTCTTTAGTCTTAAAGCCGTAGAAGCCGCTTTTTACGATACTGTCAGCCATGACTGTCATGTCTGATACAGGGATGATGTTACTCATGTGAATTTCTCCAAAATAGTTAGGAATGTTTCTATGACTGAGGATGCAGCCATCACATATATAGCGACATCTTGCGTGGTCACAAGTCCCTCGCTTTCAACATTGCATCAGCAATCATGTAAGCCTTCTGAGCAAACTCTTGAGGCGTTGCTTTGAGTGATGGTTCGGCAAGCATCCCTTGCAAAGCCTTGGCTGCAAAGTAATCTCGCATCTTCATGCCCTTGTCGGCAGTACCCGTCTTAGGGTCGTGTCCACTAGGAAATGCGTTCATCTTTAGCTTTCCTTCCCGGCTTTGCCTTTGGAGTACCGTCAACCTTCAGACCCCACCGAGCTTCTTCTAGGTTGGCTATGCGTCTGAGAGCGCTACGAAACAAGTCTTCAAGCATGACAACTTCTTGCTCTAGGCGCTCTAATCGTTTTGTTTTGAATAGCAACATGATTACCCCTTTACTAAGAATCTACGGCTACCGGCTACTTCCCGAACATAGGACTTGTAGACATCTGGCATGGACTGCTCAAACAGTTTGGCATCGAACTTCATGCTGCCCTTGGCGCTCTTCCAAGTGGCTAGAACTCTGCCGTCTAGGGTTACCAATTCGCTGTTGACCCCCATAAATTTCTGTATTTCCACCTTGAGCTTCTCTTCCTCTGCTTCCCACTTAGAGAGCTGTTCCTTGGTGTATTGCAAGGCTTGACACATCTGCTCTAGGCTTTGAGGTGCGGTGATGCTTGTGGGTGCGGAGACAGAATAGATTAGTTTTGCTTGCTCGGTAGTCTCAGGTTCTGGCAACTGCTTAGACGCAACGTGCGCCCAGAACTGCGCCATATCTTTGATGAGCTGCTCTTTCTGTGCTTCTTCAATGGTGAACTTAAACACTTCAAAGTTTTGTCCCCCAAATAAAACAGCCAGCACAATGTCGTTGATATTGTGGCAAGCCGCTTCGTGGATGAGTTGCGCCATATCAGTCTGAGGGATGATGTTGGCTTCGGTGTCGAACTTGTTTCGTACAGCAGCGTTGTAGTTTTTGACTTCCACAAGCGTTTTGCCATCAGCCGAGATGAAGTCGAAATGGCTACGCATCCATGTTTCTTTCGGGTGAGTGAGCGCATAGTCAGCCTCCTTCAATTCCATGCCTAGTTTGTCTTGAGCAAGTCTGCCAATGAGGGGTTGCATGACTAAGCCCATCTGTACGGCTTCTACATCGCTTAAATCAGGCGGTTCTTTTAATCCCAATTTTTCTAATACAGCGTCATTGCCTCGTCCATTAGCAGCCTTTCTGCTGTCAGAACTCCACCAAGCAGCATTGCGAATTTCAGGCGTGAAATCATTTCTATCATTCATGGCGAGCAAACTCCTTATGTATTTTGTTACGGGCTGCCTCTGCAACAACAGACGCACTTTCAATGTCATCAAAGTAGCCCAAGTCTTGGCGTTGTCCCTCAAACTGAACGCGAACACGGTACTTGTTTAGACGTGGAATAAAAAACACATTCTTATGTCCAGTCGTGTTTTTCTTGCCTCTCTTTTGATTACATTGGTTTTGAGATGGTGTAGCTTCACGCAAGTTCTCTATGCGGTTATTGGTTTTGTCACCATCAATATGGTCTACATACTCTGGCTTTGTGCCTGTCATTAGCAAGTAAATAACCCGATGAACAGAATACATCTTGCCTTGGTACTTAAAGACTTTGTAGCCCATGTTGTTGACCGTTCCAGCTTCTCTGCCGAATCTTGTGCCAACTTTCCAACGCAACACGCCATTGGAATAGCGAACTATCTTGTCAAAAAATCCACGCTCATGGTCGAGTCTTGCTTCATCCATGAGTTTTCTCCTTGGTTAGAAAATAAACTGCTTCACCAAGGGCGGTAACAACAAGGGTTGCTCTTGCGTACAGCTCGGTGTATTTGTCTAAGTCATCAGTCAACTGCTCAACCTTATTGTTCAGCTCTGCCTTAGAGTGGATGCACTTCTTGAGGGCTAGTTCAAGGTTGTTAGATTCGTCTTGCACTTCTCTGAGAAATTGCTTGTCTTTCTCTGCTTGTGCGTGTAAATCTTTGATAGTGTCTTTGAGTTCTCTGTTCTCTTGTATCTTTCTAACAAGAGAGTCTTGCAGCTTAGTTGCCATCGGGTGTCTCCTCAACTTGATTGAGTTCAAACAGCTTGCCGTCTAAGTCACAGGCGCTAGTGGTCATACGCATGGACTCACAGTATTTGTAAGTTGCTTCACCAGTTACTAGATTGATTGATTCACTAGCTTTGCAACGGTCGTAGTTGGCTACGCTGCTACTTTGCTTGGATGGAATGTGCCACTTACAGTCAGCACAGATTAATGGTTTCATGTTTCCCCTTTCGGATAGTTAGGAATGAGTAAGTAATGTATCACAGTTATGATGATTAGTCATTGTATTTATTAATCGGTTTGTCCTTTCTGATAGTTATTATTTGGTATCTACCACAAGAGGTGCATCTCCATGCCTCTCTTTGATTGGTCATTTGATGTTGAACCACTTGACCACCACATTTACATTGACGCGACATATATACCTCTATAAGTATCTACACACATATCTACATACTGTCTCTTGTTCTATGCTGGATGGTGAGCAAAACCTAGCCCTCCTCAATAAAGAGGACTAGCCTTCAATGCTGGACGGAGCCGCACATACCCGACAGTCGTTCGTCTAAGGGCACTATCTTCGCCACCCTTGCCAATGTCTCAAGACTTCCCCACAGTATTGGCTTTCCCCTACCCCTGCCGTGTTTACCCCGACAAGTAGGCGGTTGTGCGCGTTGAAAACAAAAAAGCCACTTACTGCTGCCTTGGTCGTTGTCCCGCATTAAATGGGGCAAGGCATGAGTAAATGGCTTTAACTGGTGTTGACAACGACGACAACGAGCGAACTCTATCACAGTTTATTTTTATCTGTCAACAAGTACCAAGAAGATACAAAGCGCAATAAACACAACAAAGAGGATTACTTCTATATCAGGCATGGTTAGTCCCCACAAAAACAAGCTATTGACTCTTCATCTGCTGAAAACATATCGCGTTGTTCTTTAGAGTATTTAATCATCTGCGCGTATGAGGGGCGGTCAGCTCGAAAGTAATTACCAGAGGGCATAGACGCTATGGACAATCCTTCCATCTTTGCCCACCAAATGGCTCTATCAGGCTCGGAAGCAATAAGACTCATTATCTTGCTAGTGTTCTTTAGAAAGCATAGGTCGCAATTTCCTGTGGGTGTTTCCCCGTTAATGTTTGGAAGCATCAGATTAAAGTCTTGACTTTCCCAAAAATCTATAACTTCCTTTTTTGTGACTTTGGCAGTTACCAAGGGCAACCGTGACTTGTCAACAATCTTGGCTGCTCGTCTTTGTTCGTCTGCGCGGATACCTACCCAATCCATTGTCTCGTTGTGTTCCCATCCCAAAGACTTTAAATAACGGTGAATTGTGCGAATCTTTAGCTCTGCCGTACAAAACCGAACCAAAGGGTTTGGCAAGTATTTGCGTTTGATTATCAAAGCCTCAAAGGGTTCGCCCTGTCTACTGGCTGTTTCAAAAGTAACCCTACGGAATGTCGGCTCTTCTGTTTGATACTCCACCCAATGAATCTCTACCCCCCATTTATCAGAACAAGCCTGAACAAATGCAAGTGTTTCCTCTGCTTCTTTGCCTGTGTTGGCAAACATCACAATTGCTTCATTTGGCAGCTTACCGTCATGCGCCTGTAAAACTCTCCAAAGCATATAAGCGGAAGTGCGCCCCCCGCTAAAACTAATAACGGTTGGTTCTATGATTTTGAATGGGTCAAGCATGATTACTCGGACAATCGGGGCAATGTTGTGGGCGGTCATTACATACCCCTAGATGCTTGCACTCATAGGTATGTTG